ATTTTGACAGAGCTGGATAAGTTCACAACATCATTTATGGGCAAAGTGGATGCAATCGCGTCAAAGTTCAGCCCAGAAACGATTCTGGCTCAGCTGGATAAGTTCACAACATCATTTATGAGTAAAGTGGATGCGATTGCGACAAAGTTCAGCCCGGAAACGGTTCTAAAACAGCTGGATAAGTTTACAGGCTCTTTTATGAAGAAAGTAGATGAAATCGCAAGTAAATTCAGTCCTGAATCCATTTTTAAACAGTTGGATAAGTTTACAGGCTCATTTATGAAAAAAGTAGACGAAATCGCAAGTAAATTCAGCTCAGAAGCTATTTTTAAGCAGCTGGACAAATTTACAGATTCCTTTATGAAAAAAGTAGATGATATCGTAAGCAAATTCAGCCCGGAAACTATTTTTAACGAACTGGATAAGTTTACAGATTCCTTTATGAATAAAGTGGACGATGTCGTAAGTAAATTCAGCCCGGAAACCATTTTTAACGAACTGGACAAGTTTACAGACTCCTTTATGAAAAAAGTGGATGATATCGTGAGCAAATTCAGTCCAGACGCGATTATCACTAAAGCAGAAGACTTTGTAACAAATATTGTTGACAAAATCTCAGAAAAATTTAATTTTTTGAATCCGGATAAAATTGCCAATAAAGCAGAGAAGTTTTTTGATAATATTGTCTCGAAAATCGCAAAAAAGTTTGAGAAATTCAGCCCTGATAAAATTATTGAAAAAGTGGGAGAGTTTTTTGAAAAGATTATAAAAGGCATTGCTGAAAAGCTGGGGAATTTGGATTTTGGAGGCCTGCTTGGCAGTGAAAGCAAAGGCAAACAAAAAGCCTCCAAAGCCAATACTAAGAACTCAACTTCTAACAACTCAAACCGCACTAAAAAACCTTCTATGAACCAAAAATCTTCAGGTTCTAAATCAAAGAAGTCAGGCGGTAAATGGGGCGGGGCTTGCGGCTGCTGCTGTGCTGGAATCAGTACAGGCAAAAGCAAAAAAGTCAAAAATAGAAACGGTTCATCAACCAAAGACAATAAAACAAATCCTGTGAATACGCCTAAATCTGCAAAAGCAGCTAAAGGAGCATCAGGCAAAGGTTTTTCAGGTCTTATGAAAACATTGGGAGAATCAAAAGGTTTGAAGGGCGGACTGAAAGGCTTAAAAGGAGCCGCAAAAGGAATACCAGGATTAGGCGAAATATTGTCTCTTACTGACTTAGCCGGAATCAATAAGGATAATGCCGGTGAAAAGGTAGGTTCAGCCGGCGGAGGTTTAGCCGGAGCCGCTGCAGGAGCGGCTATTGGAAGCGTTGTGCCTGGAGTCGGGACCGCTATTGGCGGAGTTGTAGGAGGAATTGCCGGCACTTTCGGTGGCGAAAGTTTAGGTAAGGCAATTGATGCCGGCGCTCTAAATGATACATGGAACAGCATTACAGAGGGTGCGCAAAATGCCTGGTCAGCCATTCAGGGTACTTGGGGAACTGTATCAACATGGTTTACGGACAATGTCTGGACACCAGTGTCAACCGCAGTTGTGGGTGTGGCTACAAGTATATGGTCAAACATCGTAAATGCATGGACAACGATACAAACAATTTTCAGTACCGTATCAACCTGGTTTATGGACAATGTTTGGACACCAGTATCATCAGCCGTTGTAGGTGTGGCTACAGCTATATGGTCTAAAATTGTAAACGCATGGACGACGATTAAAAATGTGTTCAGTGCAGTTGCTTCATGGTTTATGAGCAATGTGTGGGGCCCAGTCAAATCCGCTGTTATCGGAGCTGCAACCACAATCTGGGATAAAATGACTGGTGCTTGGAATAAGATTAAGAGTGTTTTCAGTACGGTATCGGGATGGTTCATGGATACAGTTTGGAACCCGGTCAAAAATACAGTCTCAGATGTAGGCAAGGGAATTTCTGACGCTTTCAAAAACGCTATAGACACCGTCAAGAACATTTGGAAGGGTCTGAGCGGCTGGTTTAAAAAGAATATTCAAGAACCTCTTACAAAGGTTGGAGAAGCCATTTCAGATGCTTTTTCTAAAGCGTTCGGCTGGGTGAAGCAAATCTGGGATAAAGCTGGCGGCGTAGCTAGTAAAGTGATTAATTTTGTAACCGGCGGCGGAGATCCGAATAAAGGTAAGGATCCTGATAAAAAGGCCACAGGCGGCTACATCACCAAACCAACCATCTCGTGGATCGGTGAAGCCGGCAAGGAATTCGTTATCCCGGTTGATAACAACCGAGGCCGAGGGAAGATGCTTCTTTCACAAGCGGCGTCTAAGCTAGGTATGCAAGTTGTAGACGACATGGGTGCCGCTTCGTCTTCAGCTGGAAGTTCGGTATCTGTATCAGGAGGAGCGGCTGCCAGTCCGTTATCAGGATCAGCCTCCCCATCAATGGACACTGCAAATCTTACAGGCCAAGCGTCCACACTCGGACAGCAATTTTCAGAAGGATTTGGTAAAGGCATCAGCAATCAGCCGGTTAAAATGGAAGATTGGAAGAAGAAAAACATCAATACGCCATTTACGCAAATGATATCGGCTTCACCAAACTACGGAAAACAAATGGTGAGCGGCTATGCTAAGGGGCAAAACGGAACTGCAACCGGAACAGACGGCTTTTTGCAATCAAAAGTTAAAACACCGTTCCAAGCAACTGTAAACAAATCGTCATCATGGGGAACAGGTACGGTCAAAGGCTTTGCGCAAGGACAGAACTCAACCCAAACAGGGACGGCACAATATGTCAGCACACATGTTGATAAACCATTCTTGCGTTCTAAAGATACATCCAACAGCTGGGGTTCAGGCATGATCGGTAACTTTGTAACAGGCATGAATTCTAAATCCAGTGAAGTGAAACAAGCTGCAAAGGATATGGCGAAGAGGGTAGAGCAGGCTTTCCGTGAGGAATTAGATATCCATTCACCTTCCCGCGTCATGATGAGTTTGGGGCGTTTTGCTTCAATCGGTGTTGTCAAAGGTCTTGGATCAGTAGATGTAAAGAAATATGCTGAAAAACAAGCTGGATCACTGGCGGCGGCCTATTCAGGAATGGGCGCGATGAGCGGGAATGTGAAACAGTGGATTATGGCCGCTCTCATGGCCACAAAGACACCGATGAGCTGGCTTCCTGGACTAATGACGATTGCGCAGCATGAATCAGGCGGAAATCCGAATGCCATTAACCTATGGGACAGCAACGCAAAAGCGGGGCATCCGTCACAAGGGCTCATGCAGACAATTCCGAGCACCTTTAACGATCATAAAGCACCCGGCATGGGTAACATTAAAAACCCGATTCACAACGCAGCTGCTGCGATCGGCTATATTAAAAGCAGATATGGGTCAATCAACAATGTGCCTGGGATTAAAAGCTTGAATCATGGCGGACCGTATGTTGGATATGCCAACGGCGGACTGATTACAAAAGAGCAAATCGCCCGTGTCGGAGAAGGAAATAAGCGGGAATGGATCATTCCGGAGGAGCGGGGCATACGCGGCCGCTATCTCCTACAGAGAGCGGCACAAGCTCTTGGTATGGAAGTGACAGATCCGTCTCAACCCCAGCAGTCTGAGCTTTCATCAGGACAAGTTGCAGCAGTTACCTCTGGAACCCGGCAAACGATACAAACAGCCGGAACGAAAGAAATTAAGATTGAGTTTAACGGCGATCAGCATTTTCATAATGAACAGGATGCAGACAGCCTTGTAGCTAAAATCAGACAAGCATTGCTGGATGAATTACAAAAAGACATTAACACTGGAACAAAGGGGGTCGTGGCTTTTGACTAAGTCTGTCTATGAATTTTGGATATCACAGGGGAAGGAAAAGCTGCGATTTCCTGTTCTTCCTGAAACAATTGATATATCGAATAGTGTACAAAATGATTCAGTAAAGATAACAGGATTGGGAGAAATTACGTTTATTGAAGAACCTGGAGCGAAAGAAATTTCATTTTCTTCTTTTTTTCCAAAAAAGTATACGCCGATAGCTGAATATCAAAATCTCCTGTCTCCAGAGAACACCATTGCAAAAATTGAAAAATGGATGAAGGCTAAAAAGCCTGTCCAATTTTTAATTACGGGAACAAAAATCAATATGACATGCAGCATTGAAAGCCTTAAATATAGTGAAGGAGACGATGAGATAGGAGATCGGGATTTTGATATTGTACTAAAAGAATACAAAACCGCTTCCCCCCGAAAAATCAAGCAGAAGAAAAAAACAAAGGCAAAACGTCCTTCGAAGGCTTCTCCGAAAACCTATACAGTGAAAAAGGGAGATACGCTGTGGGATATTGCCGGCAGGTTTTACGGGAACAGCACGCAGTGGCGTAAAATTTGGAACGCCAATAAAACAGCAATGATCAAACGAAGCAAACGAAACATCAGGCAGCCGGGCCACTGGATTTTTCCCGGTCAAAAATTAAAGATACCGCAATGAAACAGGTGATGTATGATGATAGAACTGTTTGTCATTAAAGACACAGAGTGGTTTGAGCTGGTAGCAGAAAGCGTATCGCTGGAAGGCCATCGTTATCAGGCGCCGCGCTCCATTGAAGCGACCATCGTCGTCAAACAGGGCGACCAGACGTATTACAGCGTCACAGAAGGAGATACCGTCTTGTTTAAGTGGAAGGGAAAAGAGCTTTTTCGGGGCATTGTTTTTGCAAGAACGCCGGACGAGCATACGCTTGCTTTCAGCGCGTATGATATGCTCCAGTATCTGGTCAAAAACCAGGATGTGTACGTGTTTTCCAACCAGCGTGCTGATCAGATGATCAGGAGGATTGCCAATGATTTTCAAATACAAACAACCTCGATTGCGAACACAGGCCATACAATCAAAAGCCTTGTCATAAAAAATGATACGACCCTGTATGACATCATCTTAAAAGCATTGAAACAGACGAAAAGCCAGACAGGACGACATTATCAGCTATATTCGGAAAAAGGAAAGCTCGGTCTGCGCGCTTGGCCAGATCCGTCGGAAGTATGGGTGCTGGAAACGGGTGTCAATATCACGGGATACCAATACAGCACTTCCATAAACGACACTGCAACACGGGTGGTGCTTCGCCGGCAGAAGGACAATAAGACGTATAAAGCGTCTGCCAAGGACAGTTCAGGCTTAAACAAATACGGTGTGCTTCAATATACGGAAACGGTCACAGATGATATCAACCAGGCTCAGCTTCAGCAGCGGGCAGATGTGCGCCTTGCTGAAAAAAAGGGCGTGAAAAAAGAACTGAAAAATATTCAGGCAGTCGGCATTCCGGAAGTGCAGAGCGGCTTGCCTGTCTATATTTCCATTCCGGAGGCCGGAATCAAGAAAACCTATTGGGTAGATACGGACCGGCACGAGTTTAAAGGAACGAAACATACGATGACCATTGATGTAGTCGAAAAGAACACCATGCCGGAAGGAGTTTCCTGATGAGATTGAGTGAGGCGATTAAACATTTGGCCGTCGGCGCAGTTGACGCTGAGTCTCCGGTGGAACTGCTCCCAGCTGAAGTCGTTTCGGTTTCTCCTGTGGAAATCAAATTAAAAGAAAACAGCAAACTGATCATACCGGCTGACGCCATCATCATCCCAAAACGGATGCAGTCTGGAGGAGACGATGCACTCGAGCCGGGGGATCGCGTCATGACCGCGGCTCTGACTGGCGGTCAATCGTTTTTTGTTTTAGATAAAGTATAGACAAACCGCTTCAGCACGAAGGGGTTTTTATTTAGCTTGTCATAAAGGAGTGGGCACCATGGCCCTGACACCAGAAGTGGAGTTTGAGGATTTTGAAGATGATAGTGAAGTCATTGAAACCTCGCAAACCTACAAAATAGATTTTGAAAACGGAAGAATTACAAATGAACTGATTACCGGGCTTGAAGCGATCAGACAGTTCGTGTATATCGCCTTACAAACAGAACGTTATGCGTATTCCGTATACAGCCATAATGTCGGAAATGAGCTTCAGGACGTGCTTACAGATCACGAGACGACTGATGCCTACAAAAAAATGGAGATTCCGAGGCTGATAGAAGAGGCACTGGTTTATGACGACCGGATATCTGCCGTAACAGACTTTGAGATAGAAAAACAAGGCGATGCGTTTCATATTTCTTTTGTGGTAGAGACAGATGAAGGGACGCTTGAGATTGAGGAGGTGATTGGCGAAGATGTTTGAAGATCAAACCTTTGAAGATATTATGGAGCGTATGCTGAACAGCATCTCCGCAGATATTGACACAAGAGAAGGCAGCGTCATTTATAATGCGTTAGCCCCGGCGGCAGCCGAGCTTGCGAAGTCATATATATGGCTGGATACTGTGCTTGAGCTAGTCTTCTCTGATACCGCGCAAGGCGAATTTTTAGACCGGCGTGCAGCGGAAGCGGGGATTGAACGGACAGCCGCGACAAAGGCGGTCAGAGCGGGAGAGTTTACATCTGGAGTTACCATTCCCGCGGGCTCCCGCTTCTATGTGGATAATCTTTATTTTCAATATATGGCAGACGGGACGCTCATCTGTGAAACACCTGGTGAAGCAGGAAACGCCAATCTGACCGGACGCAATTTACTGTCACTGGATACCATTCCCGGTTTAGAAACAGCCATTGTCAAAGAAATCCTGATTCCGGGACGGGAGGAAGAAGGAGACGACAGCTTAAGAGAACGGTATTTTACAAGGGTTCGGCGTGAGGCTGTCAGCGCCAATAAAATGCATTATAAAGAGTGGGCTGAAGAAGTAGACGGTGTTGGAAAAGCAAAGATCTTCCCGCTTTGGAATGGGGACGGCACGGTCAAAATTGTCGTCACGAATGCCAATCTCGAGCCGGCTTCCGATATCTTAATTCAAAAAGTGAAAGATTATATCGACCCTGAACCTGGACAGGGGGAGGGGCAGGCGCCAATCGGAGCCGTAGTTACAGTGGAAAGCGCGGTCTGGAAGGAAGTTGAGATTTCGGCCGAAGTGCTGCCTGAGATCAATCACTCGATTGATGAAGTGAAGTCGGAAATTGAAGAGGGCGTTTTAAATCTCTTTAAGAAAATGGCGTTCGAAGACAATGTCATCCGCCTATCGCAAATTAACAATATCGTCTATAATTCACCGTCCGTCAGTGATTATTCCAATATTAAAATCAATGGCACCTCTGAAAATCTGGTGCTGAGCGATGTGGAAATTCCTAGGCTTGGGCAGGTGAAAATCATTGAGCAAACTAGATGACATGACAGCGTATCTGCCTCCGTTTCTCACCAGCCTTAAAGAAATGGCCGAGCTGCTGAAAGCGGAAGCGCCTGAGTTTGATAAACAGAATAACAGCATATTTGATCTGACGGATCAGTTATTTGTGCCGACAGCGACATGGGGGCTCAGCCGCTGGGAAAAGATTTTAAACGTGCCACGGGAATCAGGCGACACCGATGAGATCAGACAATTGCGGCTCATTTCAAAAATGTCGAACATTCCGCCAATCACCTACAGGGCCATTGAGCAGGCGGTGAATCGTTTCTTGAAAAACCCGTCTGCACAGGTTCGACTGCTTCCCGGCGAATACCGCTTTAACGTGGATATCAATGTTGATGACCTTCAGCACATGAATGAGCTGATTGAAGCCATCGAAAACATGAAGCCCGCCCATTTGGCGTATACACTCAGAGGCGGATTGAACGAAACGCTCCAAATAAAAGACACAGTCATCCTGAATCACCGCAGATACCGAACAGCCAGTGAGCTGAAGGTCGGTTATTCTGTCACTCTTAACAACAATGAGGTGGTTTTAACTTGATTTCAAGCATATACAGAGAACGCACAGCGGCTGATCTAAAAAGCAGAATCGATCACGTTCTTCTTAACGGACAAAATACAGAAATAGTAGAGCTCTCCATTGACGGTGCGACAGTCACCGTTCTGACAAAACGCGAGGAAGACATCAAGCATATCGAAACGGTACAAATTTTTGACGAGCTGGGCAATGTGATCACAGAAAGAAAGACTGACCTGGACGTCAGCGAAAACAGAACACTCGATTTCAGATTTACCTTTGAGGTGGTGTAAACATGGCATACGAAGAAAAAACAGACTGGCTCCCCGACGACCCGATCAACGAAGACGACGTCAACCGCTGGGAAAAAGGAATAAAAGACGCCCACACAGATTTGGCTGCCCACAAAAACGACATGAACAACCCCCACAACACAACAAAGGCGCAAATCGGGCTGGGGAATGTGGATAATGTGCAGCAGGCGGCGAAGAAGGATTTCGACCAGCATGATCAAGATCAAGTGCGGCATATTACATCGACAGAGCGTGAAAACTGGAATGCAAAAGAAACTCCAAGTGAAGCTCAAAATAAGGCAGATCAAGCTGAAGCCAACGCAAAAGCCTATACAGATAGTTTTGCTGCACGAAGAGATAATCCTAACCAAGTAACAAAAGCACAAGTTGGACTTGGGAATGTCGTAAATATGAAACAAGCCTCACAAGCAGATTTTGATGCTCATTTAAGCAATACTAAAGTTCATGTATCTGAAGGTGAGAGAAACAAATGGAATGCCGCACAACTAATTAAACTTACTGGAGATGACGGTAAAAGAATACAACTCCAAGACGGTACCGATATTCTAACACTATCCTCTGGATTTTATTATGCAGTTGGTAAATCTGTCGTTAACAATCCGATAGAAGGAGATTCAGCTTGGTATAACTACGATATTATAGAAGGCGGTTCAGGAGGGAAAACAATAGTAGCATACCAAAGTTGGGGCATTACAATGTGGATTGGAATGGTTCACACTGACGGTGAATTTAGAGGGTGGAAACAAATTGCAACAACCGATATTGTAGATAAAGTTCAATCTGTTTTAGAACTCCATAAAAATGATAAAACTAATCCCCATTCTGTTACTAAACAACAAGTAGGCCTCGGAAATGTTGAGAATGTTAAACAAGAAACGCCGGATGGTGCGCAGAAAAAAGCTGATACTGCTTTCAGTCAATCAAAAGATTATACTAACAGCACCGCCTTTATTACTAGACCATTAAATTCAATAACCGATGCAAATGATTTAAATCTTCCGCCTGGCACTTATCGTTTAGACACTAATTACATGAATGCAAATCCAGTATTGCAAAATCAATTTCCGCTAAATGATAACAGAACAGGTTTATTAATTATCTACCCTTCTGCAAATAAATGGGCTACACGTCAAGATTGGTTTAGCATCTCTACGAAAACACTTTATACAAGGGTAGCTGTTAATGGTACTGATTATACCAATTGGTATACATTGGAAACATCAGAAGGTTCACAAAGTAAAGCAGATAAAGCTTTAGCTGATGCTAAAAACTATGTTGACTCTAATTATACGAATAATAAATTAACAGTTCTTACAGGATCCAATGCAATTCAAGACGCTAGAACAAGCGGCAATGAGTATCCAGCTGGGCTGACTTTTATGGATATAGGAGCAAATAATACAACTGGATACCCGCTTACCTATGGTATTGTAAAAAATGAAAAACACAGTACCAATAGATTTACTCAGTATTTTTATGGAACTGGAAATGAATCTAGCACCTACTTTACTAACACAGGTTCTTGGATCCGCCATTGGTGGGTAGATTCAGGGTGGACGGCTTGGCAGAAAATTTCTGGATTTGCTCACGCGAATATTGGTACTACTGGAAAACAGTTGTTAATAAAAGGCGAGTCTCAAAAAGTTAATTTCAATAGGAAAATAAAAGACAGCCATAATTGCTTCGATCCTACAAACAACCGTTTTATTGTACCAAATGACGGAATGTATTTAGTCAATGCTGGTATATATATAGAAAATTATCTAGAATATGCAAACTATGAAACATCTATATATGTAAATGGTAGTAGATATAAAAACATCGCACATTATAGAATAAGCCCTTCGAATCCCGAAGATAATACGAACATTAATATAGGTATATATGGTGCAGCAACAGTATCTGTCAACAAGGGAGACTATATTGAGATTTATTTATATGTCGGATATAACGGGCAGACACAACGCTATATCACAGATAGTTTAGGCTGGTATAACTATTTTGATATAACAGAAATTGGCGGCCGAAATTATCCTGTACGATAGGAGATACAAAAATGATATTATACGACGCAATCATGTACAAATACCCTGACGCTGTGGCAAGAAAGGATTTTGAGCTGAGGAATGACGGCAATGGTTCTTATATTGAAAAATGGAACCTGCGCGCCCCAATCCCAACCCAAAAAGAACTCGAATCCTGGTGGGAGGAATCAAAAAAAAACCCGCCGTACGAGCCGCCTAATCAGGTGGAACTCCTAGCTCAGGAATTGTCACAGGAAAAGCTGGCACGCAAGCAGCTTGAAGAACTGAACAAAACATTAGGGAGCGAGCTGTCAGATATAAAGCTTTCATTACTTTCCTTGAAAGGAGATCGTGCTGAATGAATTATTGGGTGCTTGCCCTCTATTATGAGTGGGCGACAACGGATATGGTCAAACAGGCCGTAGCATATAAGGACTGTTCAATTGAGGATCTGGCAGAAGGTGTGAACAAAAAGCTGATCACTTCTGACCAGTATAAAGAAATTACCGGTAAAGCCATGTAAGGCTTTTTTATTTTGCCTGTTTTTAGATAAAAAGGAGGATGAAGATGGTGAAGTATCAATATGAATTTCCTCTCGATAAGACTGGAAAAGCCGGAGCTGTAAAGCCCTATAGAGGAGAAAAAAATGATTTCGTGACACCTGTTTCGAATTTGTCGGGTGTAGCGGAGATTTTAACAAACGCTGCCTTAAAGGCGACTGAGGCATACAGTCAGCTCGGGCAAGATAGGCTTGGCACAGTTCTGATTTCGAAAGTGAAGGGCTGGGCGTATGCAGATCGTGAAGGCACGCTCTTTATAGAAGAAAGCGACAACAACAATGCTTGGACAACGACAGCAGCAATTAATGTCGCAGCAGGTGTCCTGACGGAAACGGACTGGGTGTATCTTTCTAAACGCTATTACCGCTTCCGCTTTGTGAACGGGAATCTTCAGCAATCAGAGTTTGTTTTATACCAATCAGTCGGCGCGGGAGAAATGGATGTGCGTTTAAGTGAAAAAGCCCCTTTGCAGATTGACTTTTCGGAAAATCAAACAGATGATGGACGGCTGAAAGTGGAAGCTGGCAAAACGTTTGACTTTGTCTTTCATGAAAATGCAGAGTCCGCTGGCGAAGGTGCCGTGTTACCTGTGGAGGGCGCCGAACATTTACTCGTTGAAGTATACGGCACAGCTGAAACGAGTGAGGTGAAATTTTGGGGCAAATCGGTGTCAGGACAGAGACTTCCGATTAGAGGCGTGAAATCTGATGATGCCTCCGCTGCCTGCAGTACGTTAGGGAAAGCTGAGGCATGGGCCTTCGATATTAAAGGGTTTAAGGAAATCATCATGGAGATCGCCAGTATCACCGGCGGGACTCTTTCGATAAAAGGAACCGCTGTTTCATAACCATTTCGGCCCTCGGAAGGGAGGTGATCCGCATGTAAAGGAGGAGTGAATGATGCAGCAAGAGATAGATGTAAATGTGTTTCAGCAAGATTTAGCAGACATGAAAGGTGAGCACAAAGCGCTTGAGCAGAGGGTTTCCGCATTAGAACGCGTGTCTGACCGGCAAGATCAGCAAATCATGACGCTGAACGAAAAATTAAACAAAATTGAAGAAAATACAACATGGATTAAACGCACCATCACAGGTGCCATCATTACAGCAGTGTGCACAGGGATCATTGGCGGAGCTATCGCGATTATGTACAACCTGCTGCAGCATTAGAGGGGGATTTTCATGAAAACGTATGACAAAGGCACGGTCATCAGGACGGTGCTTCTTTTGGTTGCATTAATCAACCAGACCATGATGATGCTTGGCAAATCACCATTGGACATTCAGGAGGAGCAGGTCAATCAGCTTGCTGACGCTCTTTATTCGGCCGGATCTGTCATTTTCACTATTGGAACGACACTTGCCGCTTGGTTTAAAAACAATTATGTAACAGAAAAAGGGAAAAAACAGCGTGATTTGTTAAAGGAAAATAATCTGACGAAATAAGGAGAGATGAAAATGGTTAACATTATTCAAGACTTTATCCCAGTCGGTGCAAATAACCGCCCAGGCTACGCAATGACACCTCTTTACATTACAGTGCACAATACAGCGAACACTGCAGTCGGAGCAGATGCTGAGGCTCATGCCCGCTATTTGAAAAATCCTGATACGACGACAAGCTGGCATTTTACTGTTGATGATACAGAAATTTATCAGCATCTGCCTTTAAATGAAAACGGCTGGCATGCGGGAGACGGAAACGGCAGCGGCAATCGGGCTTCTATCGGAATTGAAATTTGTGAAAATGCCGATGGAGATTTTGCGCAAGCTACAGCAAATGCCCAGTGGCTGATCAAAACATTGATGGCTGAGCACGGTATCAGCCTTGCTAACGTTGTACCCCATAAGTATTGGTCTGGCAAGGAATGTCCCCGCAAGCTGTTGGATACGTGGGATTCGTTCAAAGCGGGGATTGGGGGAGGCGGCAGCCAAACTTACGTCGTGAAACAAGGTGACACGCTCACATCCATAGCGAGAATGTTCGGTGTTACTGTAGCTCAGCTGCAAGAGTGGAACAATATCGAAGATCCGAATTTTATTCAGGTCGGTCAAGTGTTAATTGTCAGTGCTCCATCATACGCTGCAGAACCCGAGCTCTATCCGCTTCCAGATGGCATCATTCAATTGACAACACCATATACCTCAGGAGAACACGTCTTTCAGGTGCAAAGAGCACTGGCCGCTCTCTATTTTTACCCTGATAAAGGCGCTGTCAACAACGGAATTGACGGCATTTACGGGCCCAAAACAGCGGATGCGGTTGCGCGTTTTCAGTCTGTTAACGGTTTAACTGCCGATGGGATTTATGGGCCGGCGACAAAAGAGAAGATCGGTGCTTTATTAGTTTTGTAGAAAAAGAAAACATTGACAATGCCTGCTAGTAAAACCATACTAAATATGATGAATTTGTATTTTGGGTGGTCATACTGTGCAAAAAGATATTAAATTAAATAATGTCAAAGGCGTATTGATATTTTTGGTTGTATTTGCCCATCTGCTGGGTGTTAGTAAAAGCGGGCTGGAAAATATGATTGAATTCATTTATTCATTCCATATGCCTGCTTTTATTTTTCTAAATGGTTATTTTTCCAAAAGGCCATCAATCAAAAAAGTCATCAACCTCATTCTGTTATATGTTATTTTTCAAACCTTTTACTGCGTATATCGTTACTACGCAGGTAACTTTTCTGTCATTCAATTTACTTATGGCAGTCCGCATACTCATTTATGGTATATTGTCAGTCTGGGCAGCTGGTATACGTTGGCTATTACCTTAAAGAAAATAAACAGGAGAAAAATCTTAAAGCCGGCTTTACTGATCTTGTTGTTGGGGCTAAGTTTTTATTCCAGATTTTATGCAGATCAGGTTATAGAATTTATCAAAATATATTATAGCAATATGCATACGCAAACCCTTTCTATATTAAGAACTTTTGTTTTTCTTCCATTTTTTCTGGCTGGTTATTATTGTTCTAGAAATCTGATGTCTAACATCTACAGTTCATTAGACAAATTAAAGTTTAAACTATTTTTCATATTATCTGTCTCTGTATTGGTATTCATTATTTTAGATGAGCATAATGATAAATTTGATCAGCTGTTTTTTGGTTTTCTTGGCTACCAAAAGTTCCATATAGAAAATCATAGTTATACAGGGATTGTATTTTTTCATTATTTCTTAGCTGTGTTAGGCATTTACTTACTATTAAATACAGTTGGTGCTGGCAAAAACAAGTTGACCCAATGGGGAGAAAACTCTCTTGCGATCTTTTTATTTCATATGATCTTTGTCTTCCCGCTATTTACTCATAATAGCTGGTTAAACGAGCAAAACCCTGACACGCGATTGATTTTATGTTTTACGATGGCATTAGGAATAACATATCTATTTGGATCCCGCGCATTTAACCGGATAGTGAAATATATCATTTATCCAATGAAGTATTTAGAAATTATTTATGCACGGCTCTTTAATCAAACTGATAAAAATGATGAATATAAAAAGCGACATATTGTTTAA